TCAGAGTCGGTGGTCGGGGCCGTCGACGCGGTCGAGGGACGCCGCCTGCTGCCTGGTTGCAGCGTCCGCGGTGGTGTCCTCGATCGGCTTGGCCTCGTGGCGTCCGGGCGGGTTGCCGTCGGGGGAGAGTGCCCGCAGGTATTTGCGGAACCACTCGACGACGCCCGGGATCGCCATGATGCGGGTGATCGCCGCGGACGCCGCGGTGATGAACCCGGCGGCCGCGACGAGCCAGGCGATGAAGCCAGGTGGCAAGTATTCGCTGAGCGGCCCGCTGGCGAGCTCAGAGAGCACCAGGGGCAGCAGGAGGACGAGGCCGGCGAAGGCCGGGATGCCGACCGCCACGGCGGTGCGGAGGGTGGCCCGCCACGGGTGCGCGGCCTGCGTGGGTGTTGCCTCGATGGTGGCCATCACTCCTCGCCTCCCTGGGCATCGGCGTCGCGACGCAGCTGGTCGAGGAAGCCCCCGAACGCCTTCTGAGCCGCATCGCCCATGATCTTCTGCACGACCGCCGGGCTCAAAGCCGGGTCAGTGGACTGCGCAGCGATGGTCTGCGTCAGCCCGTCCAGCATGCCGATGATCTTGGCGGCGTTGGCGTTCTGGTTGTTGTCGATCCACCCGATGGTGTTGCCCAGCGGTCGCACCTCCCCGTTGGGGAGCTTGATCGGGGTGGATGCGACCTTGGCGGCGACGTCGCTGATCTTCAGGTCGAGGTAGGCGACGGCCTTCTTGGCTCCGTCGACGACCGGGCCGTCGAAGTTCTTCTCGCGTGGTGTTGCCATGGTGGTGATCCTTACTTGGAAAGGCCGGAGATCCCGGCGATGAGGGTGTCGGTTGTGTCTGCTGCGCCGCCGGTGTTGCCCGGGGCGATGGGGATGGTCAGGCCCGCGGGGATGCGGGAGAGCGGGTTGATGCGCCCATACATGACCGTGGTGTAGACCTCGGCGGCGACGATGAGGGACCAGTGGAGGTGCGGGCCGCCGGAGCGCCCGGTGGTGCCGCTGTATCCGCAGAGGTTGCCCGCCAGCACCCAGGTGCCGGCGGTGAGGTCGGTCTGGTCGAGGTGGAGTAGCGCGGACAGGAGCCCGTTGCCGTGGTCGATGAGGACCGCGATGCCACCGCTGTCGTCGTTGACCAGGTACCCGTACTTGTCGGCCACCCATTGCGGCATGTCCCTGAACCAGCCGGCGAAGTCGACACGGCCGGCGCCCGGGGCGAAGACGAGGGTCCGCATCTGGCAGCCGAAGTCGATGCCGTCGTGGCCGTACTCCTGGTAGTTGCCGTGCTTCGCGACGAGCTGCTCGACCGTCGTGCCGTTCGGGTTCGGGGTGACGCCGGCGGTGGCATTCGCTTTCCACGCCTGGCTGATGAAGTCGCCGACGGGCAGCCGCTCGAGCATCGCGATACTCATGCGCTCAGCCCTCCCAGCTCGGGGATGAGCAGGCCAGCGGCGGCTTCGGTGACTGCTGCTCGGAGTCCCGGCATGGGCCCAGGGTCCCGGTGGTTCTCGCCGGGGACTTGGATGTGGCCGTAGTGGCCTGCCCGGGCGTTCCACACGTCAGCGTCCTGCGTCGATTCCCAGGTGGGTGAGCCGAGCGGCCAGACGGGCGGAACGCCCCAGGACTCCATCCAGTCCACGATCTCCTCCAGACCCGTGCAGGGTGTCTGGTCAACGCTGAGGTACTGGGTTCCCCCGCGGATCACTCCGGGGCTGAAGTAGATCTCGACCTGCAGGTTCACCGCCCCGTCCTCGTTCCAACGAGACAGCGCCCGGGCGCCGACGTCGGCCGGGTACGCCTGCACCAGGTACCCGTCGAAGGGGTCCCAGAGCAGGTGCGGGCAGTAGCCGACGTTCCGCAGGTAGTTCCAGACGTTGGCCCGGGCGGGCTGCGCCATGGTAACCGGGTCGAGGCGGTCCGCGGTGATGTGCCACGTACCGCGCGCTGGCAGCGCCTTGTTCAGGCGTACGCCGCCGGGCTGCGGGTCCTTCACCGCGCCCGGCAGCCAGAGATCAGGCATGAGCGTGTCCTTCCGTTGGGCATAGAAAAAGCCCCGACCAGATGGTGGGGCTCGTGCTGATCGTGAGACCGGTCAGGCTTTTGGGGACGCGTCGTGCTCCCGCTGCTGTCGGTGGTGCTCGTCGATGAGCGATGGGTCGAGGTGCTCGTAGAGCGACTCGGGGATGTCCGGGATGGGAGGGCGGGACCCGGTCTTCGCCCACTGCCACAAGCGCTCGATGTAGTTCATGCTGATTCGGAAAGTGCGGGTTACCTTGTCGAGGTCCGCTCGCACTTCCTTGAGCTCGTCCTCGAGCTTGTCGAGGCGCTTCACGAGATCCTGCGACCAGGTGATGGCGTTCGCTTCCTTGGACAGTTCGGCTGTGACCTTGTCTCGTTTTCTGGTGGAGTGGTACACGAACCATGCTGAGGCGAGCGAAACGGACGCGAGAGCCAGGCTGCCGGTCACTTGCAGGATGGCGTCAAGCATGCGGAACCTCCCGATCGAGTTTGTTGATCATCCGAGAGATACACACGACGATCACCGCCGTCGCGATGTACGTGGCAGCGGTGATCCATGAGCCACGGGCGGCGTCGAGTCCGTCCACGTAGGTCCGCGTACTCGCGGCCCACACATACACGCCGGCCCACAGGGTTGCCATCGAGGCCATGACGGCTAGCGCGAGCGCGTGGTCGCGGCGGAACGCTTGCACGAGCAGGAGGATGCCAACCGCACCCCAGAGGGCACCCCAGACGGGTATCGGTATCGGCCACTCCTGCAGCAGTGCCGGCGTGAACGTGGGGTGCTCGGAGGGCAGGTAGGCGACCGCCCTGCCGAGCGCGACGATTGACAGGGCGAGCATGATCACCCCGCGGGGCCCATAGGGTTTCGCGCGACGCAGCATGCCGCGGTTCATGCTGTCGTCGATTCGGTGCCTCGGTGGAGGTAGCCGGCGACGGCGTCCCACTTCTCGTTCACCGTGTACTGGATGTCGGCGTCGGGCACCGTCGATGCGTCGACGGTGCCCTCGCTCACGGTGACGTTCGCGGCGATGCCCGGGCTGGTCGACACGTGGGCGACCATGCGGTCCACGACCTGCATCGGGTTCTCCAGCACCCAGGAGCACAGGGCCCTGGACGGCGGGCTCAGCTCGAACAGCTCAATCTCTTGGGCGCGGACGGTCATCGCTGCGGCGATGCGGGACACGAAGTCCGTGTCGTCGCGGGCCCGGGCGTATTTCAGCAGGTCGGACATGGTGGTTCTCCTTACTTGGTGTACTTGATCCGCAGGCGTGCCCGGTTGGCGATGCCGTAGGTCTGGAGTGTGTTGTCTCCGTCGAGGGCGAGCCCGCGGGCCGCACCGGATTTGAAGCCGGCGTAGAGGCTGTCGGGGAGGCGCACCCAGAGCCCGGTGGCGCGTGGCCACTTGGCGCGGTCGATGCCGTTGCCGATGCCCCCGTAGGTGGTGGGGGCTGAGCTGTGGCCGTGGGTGCGGATGCGGGCGGTGCCGCCGGCGCCGTAGTTCCAGTGCTCAAAGTAGAAGTAGGCGTAGATGTCCGTGATCGTCGCGCCCGAAAGCTCGGCGGTCAGGGACGGGAACGTCCAGATCGATTTCAGGTTGCCGCTGTTCGTGTAGGGCTGGAGGCCCTGGTATCCCTTTCCCGGCTGGTAGGTGTACTGGGCCCCGCTGCCGAGGTAGGACCTGACGCCGGTGTATTCGAAGTACCGGTCGTAGTTCCGCACGATCGGCGGCGGCGTCGGATCGGTCTGGGGCGGCTGGGTGGCCGACCCCGTGGGCGCGTCTCCTGATCCGTTGCGAATCTCACCGGTCTCCGGGATGGCAGGCCCGATGTCGATCACGGTGAAGCTCACCGTCCTGGTGCCCGTACCTGCGGAGATCTTCGCTCTCCCGCCCAGGCACGAGTAGGACAGGAGAAGGCTGACGTCACCGGCGGGCGGTGTGATGAGCCGGTTGATCGTGACCGGCGAGCGCCGGGTCTGCAGGCTGGCTTGCACGGACATGCCTTCCGCGATCACCGGGGACGCCGTGGTCGCGTTCGTGCCCGACGTTTCGTAGTGAAGGTGGACGCGGGCTTCGGTGTTGGCGGTGTCGCCGTCCAACCAGATCGGGGTGGTCTGGATCATGTAGGCGCGGCCGGGCGCGGCCTCGAACCGGAGGTGAAGGTATGGCTGGAGTGCGTTCGCCCAGTACAGGCTTGAGCTGGCACGGGAAGCCCAGGCTGCCAGCCTGCTGCCGGACCCGTCGAGGAGGTCCTGCAGCTCGGTGCCCTTGTAGGTGAAGGAGTCCCGGGCTGCGAGGTCCCGGCCGGCGATACCTCCGTCCTTGTCGATTGAGACCGACAGCTCGTTGCTGTCGTCGGTGAGGCCGAAGTAGTCGGCGGTCCCGTTGAACGTGCCGAGGCTGATCCGGTCCTGCTCCTCCCCGGTGACCGGGTCGGTGTAGAAGACGCGGAGGCCTTCGCTGGTGATCTGCGAGGTGAACCCTGACCCGTCCGTGTTCGACAGGAGTGTGAGGACCTGGGCGTTGGCCTTGGAGATCCACGCAGTGTCCGCCCACAGGTCATTCACGTCGACCTGGTTCGCTTTCACGGTGAGGAACTGCGCGATCTTCGCTGTCAGTTCCTCGCTTGCGACGATCTTCGGTGCGGTGACCGCCCCATCTCCGATCATGACCGCTCCGACGGCACGGCGGACGATGACGTTGGTGATCTGGTAGGTCCCGTTGGCCGGGTTGTACCAGGTGAACCGGGGGTACATGAGCCGTCGGCCGGCGGGGACCTCGTAGGTCCCTTCGTAGGTGTGCCAAACGCCGTCTGCCATGGGTTTGGTGCCGAGGACCGAGACGTTCATGTTGCTGTTGTTGGCGTCGTAGAAGTAACCCCTGAGGTCAGCGCCCGAGGGCATTGACCCGCCGGTGAGCTTTACCGTTGCTGAGAAGTACAGCAGCTCCCCGGGGGTGACCGGGATTCGCCAGGCGTAGGAGGTCGGCGCGTAGACCGTGCTTGGGGTTGTGTTGACGTACTGAGCGACGTTCTCCCCGTTTGGCCCTGCCCCGGTGACGATCGTCCATCCGTCGGCGGACCACTGGTCGAAGCCAAGCGCGAAATCCCCGTTCGCCCGGAGGTTGGTGTAGTCACCGATAGCGATCTGCCCGGCGGTGATCTTCCGGCTGTTGACGACTTCGGTGTAGAGCTTGTCGATGACGCCGGTGCTGATGCTGGCGGCGCCGGCGGTGAGCTGCGATACGGCGAGGCTGATGAAGCTTCCGGTCTCCGCGGCCAGCCGTTTCGCGACGGCGTCCGCGAGGGACGCCGTGCCGGTGACGAAGAGGTTCTTCGCGTCGACCTGCTGAAAGGACGCGGTGCTACCCGCGACGCTCCTGGCGACGACGTCGGCCAGCGTGGACGTTCCCACGACGGTGAGGGCGCCGAGGTCGACGCTGGCGATGGACTGGTGCCCGCGCTGCTGCTGCGACCAGGCGGTGCCGGTCCAGGTCCATTCATCGATGACGACCTTGTAGGTGTCGTCCGCGAACCTCCACCAGATGTCACCGGCCGTGCTCCCGGCGCCGCTCGGGGCAGCGAGGTCCCGGTAGACCTTGGTCTTCCCGTTCGCGCTGGACAGGGCGAGGTCGGCGGTCTCCTTCGCTCCGCCGGCGAGCGAGTAGGCGTCGTTCGCCCGGGTCTGGGCGGTCGCGGCCGCGGCTGCGGCTTCGTTCGCCTTTGTCTGGGCAGCCCCTGCCGCGGTGGCGGCGTCGAGCGCCGCCTTGTCGGTGACGGCCTCCCACTTCGAGACGTTCGTGCTGTCCGGGTTCCACCGGTGCGGCTTGTTGTCCGACGAGCGAATCCAGAGGTTCTGCGCGACAGCCCGGGTACCGGTGGGTGCGCTGAGCTGGTAGATCACCTCACCCTTGCTGCCGGCCAGACCGGACGCGGCGAGCGCGTCCGCCTTCGCCTGGTCCGCGGCCGTCTGTGCCGTCGTGGCCACAGCTTTCGCCGCGTCGGCTTTCGTCGTCGCGTCGGATGCTGCGGCCTCCCGCACCAGGGCGTCCTTCGCTGCAGCGTCGGTTTTCGCGTCGGCGAGGGCCTTATCCGCGCGGGCCTGAGCGTCCAGGGCCGCTGCGTCGGTGGCGGCCTTGATGGCGGCCTGATCGGTGATCGGCGTCCAGGTTGCCCCGTTCCACTTCTTCGGGATGTTCTTCCCGTCCGTGGTGTCTATCCACAGGCCGGTGAGGCGAAGGTCTCCCGTGCCGCCGTCGAAGTACTCGTCGCTGGTGGGCGTCGTCGTGCGGAGCTCCTGCAGTGCATCGCTGCCGTAGGTCCGCAGCCCGTCGATGCCGAGGCCGTCAGTGCCGAAGTCGAGGACGTTCTCGAGCTGGACGTTGGTGGTGCCCGCGGGTGCTACGCCGACGGCCGCGAACCACTGCCACGTGTTCGCTGGCAGTGAGGCCGTGGGCCCGTTCACGGTGCCCTTGCTGGCTCCCGCGTCGTCCTGCCAACGCATGGTCAGGCGGGCGATGGGAATTGCGACGGGGGAGTACATCCACAGGCCGGCTCCGACGGACTGGCCGGGGGCGACGCGCATGGTCGCTGCGGCGAGCTGGCTACCGCTCGCCCCGGTGTTCCCGGCTCCCGCGGCACGCCCGTAAGGGCTGTATCGTCCTGTGCCGGACTTCACCCACATGCGCGTATTGATGCCCGGCCGGCGCTGCATGGTCGAGGTCGGCTGGCTGTTGTAGCCCGAGCTCGTCGCCCAGCCGGGCTCGCCGCCCTGCGGGCTGGTCGAGTGGTTCGTGCGGACTGTTCCGTCGGGCATCGTGCACGTGCTCGCGCTGCGGCCGGGTGTGCCGGTCCACGCGTACTGGGTGCTGACGATTGGCTCCGTGGACTGCACCCACGTGATCCCGCCGGCCATCCCTGCCGCGCGGGCGGCAGCAGCCTTCGCCGCGTCGGCCTTCGCGGTGGCGTCGGCCGCGGCGGCGTCGAGGGTTTGCTGCTTCGCGGTGCTGATCTGGGCGGGGACGGCGTTGATCGCCCCGAACGCGTCCGAGAGGTCGGATTCGGCGGCGTCCAGACGGACCTGCGCGTTGGATAGGTCCGTGGTCAGCGCGGGCAGGGTGGTGTTCTTCAGCGTGGACACGGTGGCTGCGAGGGCGGCCTGGTCGAGGTCGCTGGCGGCGAGCGCGGCGGCGAGTTGCTGCTGCGCGGCCTCCAGCTCCGCCTTGGCTTCGTCGAGTCGGGTGTTGGCCTGGTCGATCTCGTCCTGGATGGCGTCGACGTCGACGGGGAGGAGGACCTCGACCTGCACGGCGGGGCTCGGGTCGGACTGGCGGCCGGGCTTGGATTCGGCGACGAGCTGCACCCAGTAGGTGCCAGCGGCGATCTGCGCAACGACCTGCCCGGCGGCGACCAGTGTGCCGGCGGAGACCGGGTTAGTCATGGCCTCGTTGTCCGCGACCCGGGTGCGGATGAAATCGAGGTCCAAAGGCCGGGCGGCATTGCCAGCGAAGTACCCGTCCCAGACGATCGATAGGGCACCGGGCGCCCCAGTGACGGTTGCGGCGGTCGGTGCTGGCGGGATGGGGCCCTGGAAGGCTACGGCGCCGTGGGTGCCGTCGAACTGCTTGCCGACCACGCCGACGAGGTTCCCGGCCTCGTCGTACTCGTCGATGCTGCCATTCTCGATCGAGGAGTGGATGAGCTGCGGGGTGGAGAGCCCTGCCAGGTTCCGCTCGAGCGCGTGGAGACGGCGGGCGATCCGTGCGTAGTCCTGCTGGGTCATCGTGGTTCAGACCCTTTCTACTCGGGTGACGGACAGCACGGAACGCTCCGTCTGCGGGTCAAGGGTGATCGACAGGATGCGCACCCACAGGGACACCTCCCCGGCCCAGTCGTGGCGGGTCTGGATGAGGATCTCGTCGCCGGGGGAGTACTCCCCGATGCGGGCGTGCGGGTGATTGGTCACGTCGACTTCGGTGATGTCGACCTCGCCCAGCCGGGACCGCAGCTCCAGCAGCGCGGCCCGGTCGGCTGCGGCCTTGGACTGCAGGGACTTGTCCTCCAGGACCGCGGTCCGGTGCAGGCGCCTGGTCGGGGTGGACTGGACGCTGCGGACCATCTTCCGGCCTTCGCCGGCGCCGAGGACGAGGACCTCGGAGGCGTAGTCCCCGCCGGTCAGGTCGATCGTCGGCCGCTGGAACAGGTTCTCGCCGAGAACGAACCGCAGATCCTCCCGGCGAGCGCCGAGGTTCGGGTAGCCCAGGATCAGGCGGTGTCGGATCGTCTCACCGTCCCACTCATGGGACACCCGGTAATCGAAGGGGGTGCTGGTGGCGAGGTCGTCGAATTCCTTGCCAAGGTCCCGGGTCTTCCACCAGGCCAGGGTGTAGGGGCCGGATTCGAAGTTGACGTCCTCGCCGGCGCCGGTCGTGAAGCTGGTCTCCTTCACCGGGGTGCCGATCCGGATTGGTGACGTTGTGGTGTCGACGGTCAGGCCGATGTTCCCGTTGGTCTTGGCCTGCCGGTGCTCCCATAGGTGGCGTGCGACGTCGAGTGGGTCGACGGCGACCCTGGAGTAGTCCGCGGTGTAGGGCTCGTCCTTCAGGTACCCGGTGAAGCCCACACAGTCCAGGGACAGGGACGGGCCCTGCGCTTTGAGGCCGGCGAGGATCGCGCCTCCGCGCAGCTTCCCGTCGACCTCCGCGTAGAGCGCCGTCGACCACGCGTGGAAGATCGGTTCCCCGCCGGCGGTCTGCAGCCGCTGCACCTCCGGGCTGATGGAGCCCTCGAGGCCGCCGGGGCCGGACAGGTCGTCGGTGGTCCGCACGCCCTGCAGCGGCACGTCGAAGGACAGCGGGGTCTCTGTGCCGTCGCCGTTGAGCCGGGTGGCGATGTAGCGCATCAGACAGGGACCGCGCTGAACTGCACATCGATTGCAACCGCGGACTGGTAATCGGCCTGCCACGACCCGGTCCCCGAGGATCGGACGCCCTGCAGGTTCAGTGCCTGCCGGGTGCCGCGCTGCGCGGCGAGCACCTGGTGGGTACCGACCACCGTGTAGTGGCCGCGGCCGGCCTTGTCCGCGATGATGATCCCGTTCTCAGCCCCTTCCGCGCCGAACCCGGACCGGATGCCGGCGACCGTCTTCGTGGTGCCGATGAACTCGATCCCGGAGAGGTGTGCGACGACGTCGAGGCGGGTCGCCCACTCTGGGACCTGCAGGATGGGCCGCTGCGCGGCGGTGATCGGCCACGAGGCGTACCCGGCGGTCGGGATGTTCGCGTTCGCCGACGGGTAGATCGGGGGTAGAAGCTGCCGGTCCTGTAGCGGGTAGGCGAGCTGCCGGAGGTCCTCGATCATGGCCTGCGTGATCGTCGCCGTCGACGCCGGCTGATTGATCCGCGCGAGCACCACGTGCGGGTAGGACAGCCCGAGGTTATACGGCCACACCCCGGTCGCAGATCCCGGGACGAGGGCGAACTCCGCGAGCGGGGCCTGCCCCTCGAACTTCGGATCGAACACCCGCTGGATCAGGTACCGGGTCGCGCCCGACCCGGAGCCCGTCGCGGGGACCGAGACGTCCTCCGTCGCCGACAGGAGCGTCAGGTACGACTGCCCGGCCGCGGACGCATACCGGGACCGCAGTGCGGCAGACCCGGACGGGCCGCGGACGACCCGGACAAATGCGCCAGGTACCGGCAGGGCCGTGACCTTCAGATCCTCCGGGAGGCTGATCCCGTTCCCGCCACGGGTGGCATGGAACGCGGCCAGGCGGAGCCCTGCGGCCGTGACGCCGGATGCTTCGATTGCCAGTACTTCGATGGCCATGAGGTGCCTTTCTAGAATCCGTAGTGGGCGGGCCGCCAGGCGACGGTGCAGCGGGAGGTGCCAGTGAGGTCCGAACCGGAGTACACGACCTCCGACAAGCCCGGCTGCAGCCGGACGTCCTCGAGGTAGGTCCGCCTCGACAAGGCGCCCGCCAGGGACGCGCCGTCGTTGCGGGTGACGGTCATCGTCCGGGTATTCACCGTCACCGACTGATCGAAAGCCAGCGTCAGCCCGGGCAGGGCGACGAGCTGACCGCCGATAGTGGCTGACGGGCCGGTGACCGGCCCAGCGAAGGTGACCTCCACCGGGGCCGGTGCGTCCCCGCCCACGTCCTGGATGATCCCCGAGCGGGGTCCGCCCGGGGCGAACGTGAACGGCAGCGCCGACGGCAAAGGCTGGGACCCGGAGACCTCAGCGAGGAGCCCCACCGACACCGAACGCAACGCGTCCTCATAGTGGACGGCGTCCGACGTAACAAATTCTCCAGATGCTACTGCGTAGCCGGTGAAGAAGACGTAGTTCGGGTCGTAGTCAAAATGACGCGCTCGGCCATAAACTCTCCGAACCCGGCCTCCCACTTTGTACCGCAACACCGATTCCGCGCCAGGCTCTCGGTGAACGTACTTCCACGCAGCAGAGAGGCTATTCAATGCGGCCAGCGAAGCGGCCGACGACTCGGAGGCCATCCCGAAACTGAACGACCACGTCGACCCGAGGGCTGCATCACGGCCGAACAGCCGACCATCACCTACCGGGTTGTCGAAGTCCTGGCTGCGGACATCGGACCGGCCGGGTAGAAAGGATTTGATATAGACAGGGCGGTCTCTGTCTCCTCCAATGACATATCCGTCGAGTTCGAAGTCTCCATGCAGAAGGTCGGTCACCATATACGCTCCACATACTTCCCACCACGGTCGTACCGTGTCATCTGATGGTCAATCCTCGATATAGAGGCATCCGCTTCCTCCCTTGCGACAGCTCGGACGGGAGCAAGCATCTGCTCGCCCGTCCACGGGTTCTGCACATACGCCACGAGGTCAATCGCCGGCGGCGCGGAACCGATACCCCCGGTGCCCGCCGGGGGGTGCTGCCCGCTACGCATGACCTGCCCGCCGCCTGCGAGCGCGGAGAGGCTGGAGACCGATGGGTCGTCGCGGTTGATGGCTCCGAGGACACGGTGGTACTTCTCCGAGGACTTGCTGTTGATGACCCATTCCCCGCCGTCGAGCCAGGACATGGGCGCGCCGGTCTTGGAGCTGATGCCGAGGATGCCGTCTGTGACGTCCGTTCCGGGCCCGGTGGATGGAAGCCGGTACCCGGCGGCGTGGGCTGGCAGGCGTCCGCCGAGGGCTTTGAGGCCTACCTGTCCGACGCCGACCCGCTCATTGCGTTCGGTGACGACGACGATCCTTGATTCCTTGTAGGAGGGAATCGCGTCGATTGCCGCTTTCGTGTTCTGCGCTTCGATGCGGGCGTAGTTGTCCATGTAGGACGTGACTGACACCCCGGGTGGGATGCCGAGGATGCGAGCCGTCGTGTTGTCGGCCTCGTTCCTGGCGGCCGAGGACATGAAGCTGTCGATGGCTTCCTTTTCCGGAATGCCGAGAGCAGCTGCACGAGTCCGCACCGCTTCGATGAACGCCGCGTCGGACATCCATGAGTCGATCGTCTCCTTCTCAGGGACGTCGTCGGCGGACTTTTTCGTCGCGTCTGCCGTCAGCTTCGCGGCCTCGGACATCGAGGACTCGATGCGCACATTGGTCGGGACAGCCTGGGCTGCACCGGTTGTCTCGGCAGCCATGTTCTTGGCTTCCTCCGACATCCACGACTCGATGGTCACGCCCTCAGGGATTTGCAGGACTTCGCGTGTGAGTGCAATCGCAGCTTCCTTCGACATCCCGAAGCCCATCGCGGACTGCACGCCGGCGTCATATGTCGAGAGCAGCTGCGCTTGCACGTCCTGAATGGACTTCGTTGTGTCACCCGAAAAGGTTGAAGCCACACTCAGGCCCTGCTCGACCAGACCCTGAAAGACGTCGTTCGCCGCGAGACCAGAGTCCGTCATCGTATTGAAGTCGGTGGCCGTGCCGTCCAGGACGGCTCCAAGCTCGCCCTGCGTGTTCAGGACCTCCAAGATCGCGTCGTTCATGCCACGCAGCGAGTCCTCCCACTGGAACGACGCGTCCCTCGAGGACATCACAGCGAGACCGGAGGCGAAGAGCGCCTCTGTGTATGCCTGGATGTTCACGATCGTTCCGTCCGCCGCGAGACCGAGCTCCTTCAGCCGGTCCAGCATCGCCTCGTTCAGCTCGGCTGCCTGCTCAGCTGCTGCCCCCTGTGCCTCCAGAGCCGCAGCGGAACCCTCGGTTGAGGAGGCAGCTGCCTCCATCGCTGGAGGCACTTCACCCATCGCCCAGTTCAGAAGCTCCTGCTCATCCAGTGCAACTCCGGCCTCCGTGGCAAGCGACCGAAGGTGATCTAGATACTGCGGGAACTGGGCTGCCGTGTCTTCGAGGCTGACGCCCGATTCCTTGGCATCAGCGGCAATCTGTCGGAACCCCTCAGCTGCTCCTTCGAGATTTCCCGAGGACGCGAAGTCGGTCAGGGCGGTGTCCATGTTCGCGATGGTTTCGCGCGTCTCGTTGATCTGGGACTTCCACCCTGTGAGACCGTGATACCAGTCGTTGACGGTCTCCCCGAAATCAATCGAATTCACCTCGGCGAGCGCATCACCCATTCCGGTGATCTCGTCGCGCATCGCGAAGCCGTTGGAACTCGCGAACAGGTCGGACGTGAATACGTCGCTGAAGGCCTCTCCTTCGCGGGTCACACGGAGGATGGCTTGCGCCATTTCCTCAGCGCTCTTCGTCGCTTCACCCAAGCTGTCGTTGATCGCGGCCCCGACCTGAAGTGCGACCATTGCCACAGCTGCTACCCCGGCGACCCGCCCGAGCCTGCCGATCGCGGTCGTGGCACCGGGGGCCTTGGCTCGCAGGTCAGAGATTGCGCTGACGGTGTCTGCGATTCGGGGTACGACGGTGAGGAAGGCCCCTCCTAGTAGGAGTGCTCCACCAGTGAGGCCGGCGACGATGCCGACAGCAGAAAGGACAGGGCCGGGAATTTCCCCGACCCGGTCGACTACGTCCTCGAGGGTCTGCACCAGGGACCTGAGGGAGTCGTTCGCGCCGGACCCTGCCTGGAGGAACACGGTGTCGAAGGCCCCGCCGAGCTTCTCGAGGTCGCCTGCCAGGTTGTCCTGCATGAGTGCTGCCGTCTCTGCCGCGTACCCCGCGTCGTTGACAGCGTCTTCCCACTTCTGGACGCCTTCTGCGCCGTTCTCGTACAGCACTGACGCGGCGCGCACGGCGTCGGACCCGAAGATAGTAGCCATCGCGGCGTTGCGCTCTTCGACGGTCAGTTCAGCCATAGACTGCTTCAGGTTGCCGGCGAACTCGGATAGGCCGATGAAGTTGCCCTGGGCGTCGTAGGCGCTGATGCCCAGCTCCGCCATCTTCTCCTGGGCTTCCTTCGACTGGGGTGTCAGCCGCTGGAGCATCGACTTGAAGGATGTGCCCGCATCCGAGCCCACGAGGCCGGCGGCCGCGAAAGCAGCCAAGCCCCCGGTCGTCTCCTCGATGGACAGGCCCGTCTGGTCCGCGACGAGCCCTGCCTGCTTGAGTGCCATACCCATGTCCTCGACGGAGCCCTGAGCTTTCCCCGCGCCCGCCGCGAGGAGATCCGCGATATGGGGGATGTCCTCTCCGGAGAGGCCGAACTGGGTCATCGCCGTAGCGGCCAGCTCGGCAGCGTCACCGACATCCAGTGCGCCGGCTGCTGCGAGCGCGAGCGCGCCGTCGAGGCCTCCGCCCATAATGTCGGCGGTGGAGACTCCGGCCTTCGCCATTTCCTCGATGCCGCGAGCTGCTTCCTCGGCCGAGAATGCTGTGTCGGCTCCGGCCCGGACTGCTGCCTCGCGGAGCAGGTCCATGTTGCCCTCGGTCTCGTGCGTTGCGGCGCGTACCGAGGACATGGCCTTGTCGAAGCTGGCGAATTTGGTGACTGCGAGGCCGAAACCAGCGGCCAGGGTCCCGCCGACTGCCATGCCCGCCTGCCCGAGCTGCTCCAAGGACTGGCGGTTGTCCTGCGCGAACCGCTGCGTCTGCGATCCGAAGTCCTTCGCGGCCTGCTGCCCAGTCCGGAATCCTGCGACCAGCCCCTGCACGTTCGCAGTCAGGCGCAGGGTTATAGAGCGATCGGCCATGATTCCCCTCTCTGGGGTGCTATGTGAGAATGGGGCGCATGGAGACGCGACACAGGTACAAGCGGGGAACGCCGTTCATCTACTTCGGCACCTTGATGGTCGCGCTCGGCCTGATGCTCACGGTTGGAGGGCAAGGCGCGCTGCCGCCGATCCTCCTGCTGGCTGGCGCAGCCTGCCTGATCATCGGCTTCGTCCGCCGCCCCTAGGACCTGATCTCCGCGGTGTAGAGCAGGGCCTGCGGCTGGTTCGGCTTGGCCTTGCCGTTCTTCCCCGACGTATGCGCTTCCTGGCGCATGCTGGTCTGCGTCGTGAAGTGGCAGCGAATGGGGTCGTTGGACTTCACGCGAAGCTCGTTCTCCGGCGCCTGACAGATACTGGCCGGCATCCCGCAGAGCGGGCAGAGGCCGTCCCGGTAGTACTGCAGCGCGAGCATCCAGGTCTGCTCCGGTTCGTCCCACTCGACCTCAGGGGTCGAGGACAGGAGCCGGCCACCGTCGTACGTGTACGTGGTGACCGGCTCCCAGCCGAGGAACCGCTTCAGACTGATTCCGAGACGCTCGGCTGTCTCTACGTCGCGGCGGAGTCTTGGATCCGCCTGTAGGCGTCCAGCGAGAAAGGGACCTCCTGGCGGCCCCGGTTCAACGCGATCACCGCCATGCCGAAGTCTTCGTACTGGCGGTCCGTCATCTCGTCGGCCGTCTCGTCCCAGTCCTTCGCGGGGTCGAACTCGACGGGCTCGCCGTCCTTCGTCACCGACACGATGGAGCGGGGGATCGCGGTGTCGATGACGGCCTCGACGTTGAAGCCGTAGGGCTTGTCGACGGCGCTGCCTTCGCGGGGCGGGTTCTCCGCGGTAAGGGTCGCCCATTCCTTGCGGTTCATGCCGCGCATCAGGAATGACACAGACTCCTGCTGGATGCGACCGCGCAGCTCCACGAGCTCACGCGCCAGCTTCGTGGTCGTGCTGTTCAGGCGTGAATCCTTCGTCGCGAGGTCCTTCTTCCGAGCTTCCTTGAGCTCCTCCTCGGCGGTCGCGTACTGGGCGTACAGGGCCCCATCGAGGCAGAACTGGACGGTCTGCTCGGGGCGCTTGACTTCAAGCTTCATGGGTTCAGGCTCCAACTAGCCAGGCTCGGGAAGTGGTGAGGTGACCCGCCCGGAGCCTGACATCGCAGGCGGGCCACCGGTCATGCAGCGCGGTCAGCTTGTTACGCGGCCGCGGCGATCTTCTTGCTCACGCCGGAGCGGCCGGTAATGAACTGCTTCTGCGTGATCTTCAGGACGGAGTTCGCCTCGGGAGGCATCTCCATGTACTGGCCCGGCTTGATCCGGAACGCCGTGTACGTCTGGTCGGACGCGAGCGGCGTCTCGAAGGGGATGCCGCGCCGGACGAGGAGCACGTGCTCGGACCCGGGCACGAGCGCGTCCTTCGCCTCGTTGTCGGTTGCCTCGTTCGGGGCATTCGTGTTGTCGATGTACGTCAGCGACAGCCCCCGCTGCGAGCGCCCGGGCTGCTCGTACGTCTCGCGTGAGCAGAGGCGATCGTCGGTGATGACCTGCTCGTCCAGGGACGGCGTGTAGCCGTCGCTGGTGAGGTAGCAGGAGATGTCGACGGCGCTGGTCGCTGTAGCCTCGGCGAGGGTGATGGCGTCGATGTCGGTGACGGCGGGCAGGAGGACGGCGAGGACGTTGCCGTCCGCCGGAGTGCTGGGGATTTCAGCCATTGTCGGCTACCTCTTTCTGGTTCGCCCTCGCGGGCAGGATGTAGTACTTGGGTCGGCGGGGGCGATCAGCCGGCGGGTACCGGCTGGGCTTGACCTTGAGGAGGCTGACCCCGATGCGCGGGTCTTCCTCCGGAACGTCGAACTCGTGGCGGGTGTCTTTGTCCTTCACGCGAACGAACACTGTGTGCCTCCTCGGTGCGGTGATGCGCCACGAGGAGCGGCGCGGGTGAGGTCCGGAGGTGCTGCTATCCGGGGAGCTGCGAGGCTGTCGCAACCCAATCGAGCACCAGGTACATCGGGTGCCCGAAGTTCGGGACGACGACGTCGTCGTCGGTCTGGATCGGCTGGCCGTTCGGCACACCCTCCACACGGCCCACGACCCATCCGGGTACAGAGGGGCGGGCGCCTTCAAGGCTGTCCACGACGGCGCCGGCGACCTGCAGGATGGAGTCCTGAGTGAAGCCCGCGATCGTCGTCCGGATGCGCGCCTCGCGTGCCTGAACTGTTCGGGCCTGCGAGCGCTCTGAGGCTTGGGGGAAGCCTGCGGTGACGAGGACGTAGGGGTACTCGGGGTCCTTGGAGCCGAGGTTGCCGCTGTAGACGGTCGGCCAGTCGATGAGGTGCTCCAGTGCCGCGATCAGCGCTGAGGCGGTCATAGCTGGCGGCCGAACTGCTCTGCGAGGTCCGCCAGATTCTGCTCGAGCTTCGGGCCCTCGGTGCGCAGCGGCTTATCGATGTCGCCGGTTCCGCCGCCTCGGCTCGTACCGAAGTAGTAGACGTTGCCCAGGCTGCCGCCGCGCCGGTTCTTGTCCGGGCCGACTTCGTAGGCCGCCTGCCCGGGCCGGTAGTCCGAGTCGTAGGACATCGCGCCGGCGAGGGCCCGGAAGTGCCGGGAGGTTGCGGCGTCGGCCGCGAGCTCTTCCTTGACGTTCTGCGCGCCCTTCTTCAGCACTTCGTCCGTCCGCTTGAGAACGTCGCCGGAGACCTTGCCAAAGTTCTGCTCGAGCACGCGCATCTCTGAGGAGTCGATGTAGAAGCTCACGTGAGTACCTCCACGATGAAGCGCTGCAGGGTGGCCTGGGACTTCGCGCCGAGGCCTGTGATTCGGTAGGTGTTGCCGACCAACGCGGGGTTGTACGGTGCGTTCATGTAGGTGACGACGTCGCCCTGCTCGAAGGCAGTGCCGAACGGTAGCTGCAGCTCGAGGCGTTCGACGGTGAAGACAGCGCCTGCCGCTTCAGCGTCTGTGGCCTGCACGCGGCCGGACTGCATCCGGCACTTCCCGGGGTTCCCTTCGGCCACCTGTTCGGGCGTCGGGTAAATCGTGTTTCCGGCGCTCTCGTACTTCCTGGTGGTGGCGTTGTAGACAGGCCTGCCAGCGCCGCGAGTGACGACGCACGTGTCTGTGAGGCCCTCCTCGGCGTCCCGACGGGACTCGACCAGGTCGGCCATGTCGTAGAGCTGCACGTCAGCCTCCCAGTGGAATCACGAACATCCCGGGCGTCGAGTACTCCGGTGGCGGATCGAGCAGGTCGAGCTCGCGATCGTTGACGTACAGCTCACCCGTGGAGATGGACGAGTCGAGCGTCTGCGAGCGCGACCAGTCGTCGTGGGACTTGCTGATCTGTCGTGCGGACTCCGGGTTCTTGAGGACCCGGATGACCATGGACGCGATGACCGACTTCACAGTGGCCACGCTGACCGTGGGTGGGTTCGCGTCGAGTTTGGCCTCGAGGTCGCTGAGCCGCGGGTGCGCGAGCATGCGGACCCACGCCTGCTCGGCGAGGCCGGGCACGACGGCGGTCTCCGCAGGGGAGAGAGGACGCCACTGATTGGCGATGTCCTGGGCGGTAATGGTCACCATGGCGTCCTCCTCCTACCTGCGTAATTCACGGTCAGCGGGTCAGCTGTCCGCCTCGACCTTGGAAACACCGGTGTCGATGTTCCGGGTCACCGTGACGACGTCGCCGTTGGGCTTGGTCGCCTTGTACCTCTCGACGCGCTCCTTCGCCGCGGACCGCGTCGCGGCCTTCGACTTCGGAACCGACTTCACCGCGTTGACCGTGCCGGCGGCGAGCGCGTCGGGGCCGGGGTTCACGGGCGCGGACTGCGCGCGCTCGTCCGGGTCAGTCGTGTCGGCCGGGCCGTCGCCGGGAGCGGTAACGGACGGCTTCGTGGTGTCCGAGTCGAGCGTCGTGCTCTTCTCGGCCTTGGGCTGGGTGGCGTTCGCCATGGTGCTGCCTTCCTCTGGTAGGGCCGGTGAGCCGGTCGGCTACAGGTTGCGGATGCCGCGGAGGCGGGCCGCTGCCTTGCCGCCGAACAGTGCGAGCCCGCAGTAGAACTCGATGCGGGTGCGGTACGCCGGCTTCTCCTGCAGCTGGCCGAGGTCATCGACCTGCACGCCGCCGTTGGTGAGGCCGGTGACCGCCTGGTCGCCTTCGTCGTTGCCGAACTTGACGGCGTAGATCGAGGACGCGTCGGCGGAGGTGCCCTGGGCCTCGTTCTGGCCGAGGATCGGGGCACCGGCGGCGTTGTTACCGGGGTCCAGGATGGAGATGCCGTTCCACTGCAGGACGCGCTTGCCGGTGAGGTCCTCGCGGACCGTCTCGACACCGCCGAGGCGACGGCCCGCGGAGCGGATCTTCCCCTGCAGGACGGAGTTGGCGTAGAGCGCGCCGTTCGTCCCGTCGATGCCGGGGACCCGGGAGATCAGGTCATCGAGCATATCGAAGAACGTCTGGGCGTCGGAGGCCCCGTTGCCGAGGACAGGGGACCCGTTCGTGGCGGCGTCCATGACCTGGTTGCCGATGAGCCGCTTCCGCAGCCCGTCGAAGCCCTTGGGCTCCACCGCGACGTCGCCGTTGAAGAACGACTCCTGGAACTTGTAGGAGGCAGCCTTGACCTTCATCGCGGTCTGCGTGGCCCGCTGGTCGTTGAGGTTGCCGCGGGTCTGGACGATGAAGCGGTCCACGTCCGCGTCGCCACCGAGGATGACCAGCGACTCGCTCGACTGGTTCACCGTGCCCGTGGACTCGGTGTAGGCCTCGTTGACCGAACGGAAGGCGACTCCGGGGAGTGTTCCCTCGGAGTTGTACGAGTAGGCGTTGCCCTCGATCGGCATCAGCGGAAGCCGGTCGAGGATGGGGGAGGTCTGCACGAACGTCTCGATGACGCCTCGCTGCAGGGTGTTCTGAGACAGTTTCGCTGACTCAACGAGGGTGACAGCCATTGAAGGCTCCTTTTCCTGTTAGATGGGCCCTCGGGCTGCCGCCGTTGGGTGCTTACTTCTTCTCGTCGTACCCCGCACGCAGGGTTCCGATGCCGGGGGAGGACTGGACTCGGTCGCTCCCGCGGGCGCCAGCGCCGGGCACCTGCTGGGCGCCGCCGGTGTTGCCCCACTTCGCGATCCAGCTGTCAGCGTCCTTCTCGAGCTCTGCCTTCGTAGTACCGCGGAGTCGCTCCGCAGCTTCGAGGTCGAGGCCCTTGGCCGCCGCTACCCGGTAGCGGTCGATGATGCCCTGCTGCTGGGTGATCGTGGCTGACTGCTCGCGTTCGGTGGTCTCGAGCTGCTGGAATCGCTCCGAGCGCTTTTCCTCGTCCGACTTCGTAGCATTCTCGAGCTCCGTAATCCGGGCGGCTCGTTCGTTGGCCAGCTTCTCCGCGGTCTTCCGAGCGTCGCGCTCGGTCTGCAGAGCCTTCTGGCCGTTGGGGCCGAGCTGGCCATCGGTGCCGTCCTTGCCGTCACCGGAGCCCTCGCCGGAACCATCGCCCGACGCACTGCCAGAGCCGTCGCCGCCGGCACCCGCGCCGTCGCCGCCGGCCCCCGCGCCGTCGTCCTGCATCACGGCGTCGCCGAAGGTCAGCCGGTGGTGCTCGAGCAGCGCCTCGATGCCGCCGGGAGCGTTGAGGTCGATACCGTGCGGGGCGAGTACTGCTGGGGCGAGCGTGGTGTTCTTCTTCATGGTGGTGCTCCTCCATCGCGGAGTTGGACCCGCCGGCCTCGCGCCGTCGGGTAGGAATGTGGTCAGCGGGTGAAGACCTCGCCGTTCATGCGCAGCAGCTTGCGGTACTCGGCCTCGGCCTTCGCGGCAGCGACCGGCGTGAGCGGTGAGCGCCCCGCCGGGTTTCGTCCCTGCTGGACTGCCCGCCAGTTTGACTCGGCGTCCGCGAGCCGGCGCTCGGCTTCGGTCATCGTCGCCCTGATGCGCGGGTCCCGGGCGCCGGTCTCCCTTGCCCGATCTACGGCGGCAGTGGGCCCTACACGGGTTCCCCCGCGACCGAGAGCGCCGTAGCCTTCGCGCTGTCCGCGCAGAGCGCCGAGCGGGTTCTGTCCGCCGGGCAAGATGTATCCGTAGCGTTCCAGGTCCTTGACTGCAGCCACGCGGTCGCCCTTGTGGAGCTGGTAGATGGATTGCGGGGTGAGGCGCTGCGATCGTCCGGATGCTTGGCGGAAGTTGCCCCGCTTTGAGGTGCCTTCCTTCGTCATCAGCCCGGACGCAGACATGCCGCGTCGAGAGTTCACGACCTGCGAGATGTCGGCGCCGTCGCGAATAGCTTGGGCCCCGGCCTTCCCGAAGTGCTTGTCCTGCTGCGCGGGAGTGTAGGAGTTGAACGCCTCGTAGGCGTCCGTCCGCAGGTCGCCTGCGACGTTCTCCGTCGAAGGGATGTGCCGGCAGTCGCAGCGTGGATGCCGGAGGAACCCCGCATTCCACCTGTAAAACCGGCCAGCCATGACCACGCAGCGGCCGCACGATGGCAGATTCAGCATCCGCACGTACCCGGTCCTCGGGCGCGCAGCCAGATCGACGCTTGCCGCCGCGCGGCCCGTGTCGGAGATCGTGGTCTTCATCAGCATGTCCAAAGCCCTCCCACCCTCGGCGAGCGCCTCCGCGAGGGATGCGCCTGCCCCTATGGCGGTCTTGGCCCTGGTGGCTGGCGAAAGCAGGAGCCCTGACAGCGACCGGCCGTCGGGGGCCACGCCTACGAAGCTGCGCGGGTCCGCGAAACCGTCCGGGGCTTCGTAGAGGCCTTGCCCTGCGAGCGCAGCACTGACGTAGTCGACAGACTCGGCGGCGACACTGAGCTGAAGCGTAGTTACCGCCGGGACGAGCGAGGCCAATGCTTCCTGCCAGCTCGCGGAGATGTTCGCACCGCTGACGCTGCGCCAGTGGACCTTCCCTGCAGCGATTGCCCGCACCGACAGGCGACGCATGCGCAGGTCGTAGGCTTGCGCCGCCTGGGGGTAGTCAGGCATCGAGCGCCAGCTTCTCCGTGGTGCGCAGGAGCTGCTCGTCGCGGGCTTCCGCTTCGCCATCCGAGTTCGACACCCAGTTGGCGACGCGCGCCGGGGTGGCGCTCGGAAGGAACGCCCACGCGTCGGTGCGGGCCATCCCGGAGGTGATGAGCTTGCCGATGGCGTCGATAATCTGCGCGAACGAACGGATCTCCGTGTCGGCCCAGATCACCTCCGAGGCAAGGTCTTCCTCCGTCTCACCTCGAGCGACGTTCGCCAGGCGCATCACCTGCTCGATGCCCTCGCCCGCCGCACGTTGGATGTCGTTGATGAGGGATTGGAAGGTGGACTCCGCGCCGGCCATGCCATCGCCGGTGAGGTTCGCCATCTTCGTGAGTGCATAGGACGGCGGGATCTGACCAGTGGCGAGCATATCGGTGAGGAACTGCTGGAGGACCTTGATGTAGTTGTCCAGATTCGACTCCGGCAGGTCGAACACCTTCGTGTCAGCACCAGGGAACACCAGAGCGCGGTCGACGCCGATCCTGCCGGGTGAGGTGACGATGGGCAGTGGCTGACGGTTGCTATCCAGGACGAGCGTCCCGTCCGGGTTGGTCTGCCAGATGGGCTCGCCGCGCTTGTCCCGAACCACCGGATCGTACGCGGTGAAGACGCGCTGCCGGTATGCGCTGAACTGCATGGCCAGCAGGGTCTGGAAGCGAATGGTGTTGACCGCGTTTTGCTGCGGGATCAGCTCGTCCATCGCTGAGCGGGGGTTGCCGTCTGCGTCCACGTTGAAGTCGAAGCCGACGAACGGGATTCCGCGCATGTTGTGGCGGCCGGCGTCGGCGAGCTCCCAGACGTTGCCCGAGATGCCCTTCGCTTCGAAGCGCACCCACTCCATCGCCGTGTAGACGTAAGCGATCTTCGTCGTGACCGTGTTGCTGTAGGAGTCCGGGGTCCAGAGCGTGCTGATCGGACCAGCGTCGGCTGCGACCTCGAGCGTCTTTACCGCGAACAGGGCCTCGAACGGGTCTTCGGGGTTCGGTTCTAGCCATACCCGCTTCGCGTTCTCCGGGCGGATGATCGGGCTCTTGCGGTTCCGGGTGTTCGGGGAGACCGACATGATGCCGCGGCCGTGATTGAACATCTGCTGGAAGACGATCGGCGAGCGCGAGTCGAGCTTGTTCGGCTGCCAGATCTCGACCCACGAGCGGAGGTCTGCTTCGCCCTGGCGTCCGGTGCGGAAGCCGTCGGCCTGCATTCGCTGGATCGGGGCTTTCATGCACAGGCCGAGGACGTTGGCGAGAGACATCTCCCGAAGCTCGAGGTACTCGGCGTTCACCCCAGGAGGCGCGTAGGGGAGATCCTGCTTGCCCTCGAAGTAGTCCTGCCGGCGGTTCCACGCCGGGGCCCGCTCGCTGAGCTTCTTCAGTCCCGTCTCCAGGTAGCTGCGTGCCTGCGCTTCCTTCACGCCACCACCTCTTCCTTAGCTGAATCCGTATGCGGCCGTCGAAACGCCCTTGCCTGCCACGTACCTGTCTGTCCATCCGTCGGCCCGCGCGTCGGCAGCTGCCTCGTGGGTGACGACCGAGGTCACCGCGAGGTCGATCTTCTGCGTCTGCGAGGGCTTGAGAATGATGTACCGCTGGTTAGTCCGGGCGAACATGCGCGCGTTGGCGATGTGTGCCTCCGTCGTAGGGCAGCCGTCATGTGTGAGCGCTCCGGAGCCGAGGTCCACGATGAACCGCTCGAGCGCGGCATGCATGGGAGCGACCCGGTAGGTTTCCCACGGGATGACCCGTTCGTCGCCGTACTTGAGCGCCCACTCCTCAATCTCTGTCTTCCACAGCGGAGGGTCGAAGTAGCCGCGTTCGACGTCGTGCTCTTCGAAGATTTCGTCCATGGCCGCGTGCACCTCAGAGCGGGGTATGCGCCCGCCCCACTCGGCTGGATTCCAGATCGTGGGACGCTTGTCCGGCCCGTAGGTTGGCGTGAATTGCCAGCCTTCGATGGTTTCTGCGCGGATGCCGGTGAAGTCGTCCTTGTCGGAGCCGTCGAAGCCGATGCAGATCCTCATTTCGGCACGTCCTCCGTCTGCTTCCAGAGGCCTTCCGGCATCCATGCGCCCTTACCCTGCGACAGGATGTTCCCGAAGAAGCGTTCGGCTTCCTGCGGGTCCTTCTCCATCAGCTCCAGAGCCTCGGCCTCGATGCCGTCGAGGTCCACCCACGTGGACCCCTCGTACACGTACCGCAGGATCTTCCGACGGTCGGCCTTGTTCTTGAACTTGAGGTTCGGTGGAGGCTGGCGGAAGAAGCGGAAGATGTCGGCCGCGGCGGCCTCGTAGGTGTTCTGCGCCGTGGAGTTCTCGCTGGGGTCCCAGGAGTTCGTGGTCTCCACCGCACGACCACCCATGCCGGCGAGGCCTCGGCGCATGGTGCGCGCGACGCCCTTGAGCTTGTTCCGGTCTGTGTAGGTGCCGGTCTCGTCCATGTTGGCGTAGGTGATCGGGTTGCCCAGGCGGGAGAGCGCCGAGGAGGTGATGGGGTCGATGCGGCCCCCGTCGTTGATGCGGATGAACTCTTCGCCCACGCGCATCATCTGCGCCAGCGGCCCACCCTTGACCATTTCCTGCAACGGCCCGTAGACGTTCCTCACCTGGTCCTCGGAGGCAGCGAGCAGCTGGATCTCCGGGTCCGGCCGGCGCATGCCCTTCGGCTCGCCGGGGGAGTACTCGTAGACGAACCCACAGTGGCAGTCATCGTCCGCGCAGTCGTAGACATCGCCTGCGCGAGCCCAACCGGCGAACAGAGACGGCCCGGTCGCTTCGTTGCACACCATCGCCGCGGACCACGGGCCCTTGCCCGTCTTCTGCGGAGCGACGACCTGCGAGCGCCGGTTCTGGAAAGCCGTGGCCAGCATCGGATCTTCTGGACGCCACAGGGCAGTGGGCTTCACCCGGTAGTGGTTGAGTGTGCACCACAGCTGCCAGTCAGCCATGGTGAACGGCAGCCCGCGTTTGAAGCCCTTCGGGACGATGCAGTGCGCTTCGATGTAGTCCGCTGCGAGGAAGCCGAGGGTGGGGAAGTCGACGACGAACGCGCTAGGCCCCTGCACTGCTCACCACGCGGAAGCGGTCCCTGGACGACTTCGGGCGCTGCGTTGCTGGGCGCTGCTGCGTCCGGCGAGCGCCGACTTCGTCGGCGGCGATACGCCACCGGTTTCGGAGCATGGCCATCTGGGAGAGGCCGAGGCGGTCCGACCACTGCCGGGCCTCGCTGGCGGCCTTCATGTTGCCCTGCTCAGCTCCGACGAGCATCCGGACGTAGAGGGCGACGTCGTGCTTCCAGCCGAGCTTCTCCCACTGGGCCGCCTGCGGTGTCTTCCAGATCTGTCGCCATACGACCAGCTCGCGCGCATCGAGGGCGCGAGCGCCGGCGTCGTCGCGCTCCTCCGGGTCCTTCGCTTTCTCCTGGTCACGCCACTTCGACAACGGCCAGGCGGGGGCATTGCCCTTGCGCCCCTCGGATGGGAGGACCGTCCACGAGTCCTTGTCCGCCGGCCGATCCCGTCGGAGTGCCTGCGGGTCCGCGGCTGGGCCGCTGTTCACTCGAGCTCCACCGCGTGGCATCTGGCCTCATTTCCTCGCTGCATCGCGCAGCAGAAAGGCCGGGGCATCGCGCCGGCGGCCTGGTACAGCGTTCGAACGGCGGGCGCGGCCCGCTTGTCGGGTCGCGGTCGCACCCGCCGTGTGTGGCCTAGAAGGGCCAGTTGCCGACTCCGCGCATGGTGGTACCCCCTCCCGGTTCTACGTTCCGAAAGGGGGCTTGGGGAAGTCGGTGGGCTGGCAGGGCCTCGAACCCTACGGTGAGCCAACGCCCGCGTGTTCCTTCGCGCGGCGACTCGCAGCCCGTCCGGGGCTCTCACCTCGGACGCTTTGAACCTGACAGGCCAACTCTTTGAACCTGACCAGGGAGCTCAAAAGTCATATGAACCTGACGAACCATCGAGAGCCCTCCCCGGCGGTCCGGCGGTTCGCGTTCGATTAGGGGGTGCCCCCCACCCTCAGCGGCGGCCTTCGGGGCGCTTGAACACCGCATGGGATGCGGCGCCGGCCGCTGATGTGTTGCATCGGATGTGCTCCGGACCCGACCAGTTGAGCCTGTCGTCGGTGTGACCGAGCTGGAACGGCTCGCCGCGCTCGAACCATGCGCCGCAGCGAGCGCAGCGATGGTTCTCGATGCCCTGCTTCTCGATGCGACGTCGTTCCTTGTCGTGGGCTGCGTCGTATCCGCGCTGCTGTCGCGTGCCGCGTCGCTTCTCGTGCGATCGAGCATGCTCGTCGCATAGCTTGGCGTCCTGGATGCGAGGGCAGCCGTGCATCCGGCACACCCGCTTCGTCATGCGGACAGCAGCTGCATGATTTTGGCGCGCCGATCGCGGTCGCATCGTAGGACGTCGACGACTCGGAAGTACTTCGGTCCCGTGCTGCTTGGGTTGATGGGCGTCAGGTGTCCGCGCTTCACCCACTGACGGATGGCAGCAGGTGATCGTCGCACGCGCTCGGCCGCCTGCGTGGTCGTGACGTGGGATTCGAGAGCGGCCAGCTCTTCCGGGGTCAGCATGGGGATACCTCCGGGCATGAGAAAGGCCGGGTCAGTGTCCTGATGCCCGGCCTTGGATACAGATGTGGCGCTGCAAACAGTGTGACACTGAGGCACGCGGTGTGCAAGCTGTAAGTCATCGAACTAATCGGCACTGCGTCTCGGCCCGATGTTGGTGATTCGCATCATCCTCGACATTCGAGCCTGTACCTCAGCGTTAGGCTCCATGTCCTCAAGCCAGCGTTCTGCTCCAGCAGCTAGATCGTCGCAGAAGACATCAATGCTGAGCTGTAGGCGGAGGTCAGTCTGATTCATGTGAATGTTCCAGTCCACTCCGTCAGTCACCGTGAACTCAAACGAGTCGAGCGCGTCGCGCGCGCTCTGCTCGATGATCTCTGCGCTTCCTTCGTGGAGTAGGGCGCATCGCAGCGCATAGCAGTCCGAGCCGCTCAGAAACACGTGCGGAATCTCATCCCAGTCTGCGGGCGCGGTGTATTTGGGCTGCAAGTACTTCTCGCACCAACGGACGTATCGGGCCCGGGAGGTCTGTGGCGCCTCTCCCTCGAGCTTTCCGCAGATGTCCGGGAGGGAAAGCGCCATCGTCAGGGCTGCGTACCAATTCTTCTGCTCGAGGGCAGCTTCCAGTGCGTCAATCAGGTGTTCCATCCATGCTCCACTTCTCGTCTTGAGTTCGCGTCATCGTAGCGGTCTAGAAGATCCCAGTCGCTAGCTCTGCTTGTTGTGATCGCGGTCTCGGCGGCCACCTTCGTGAGGTACTCGTAGTGCTCGGGCCTGACTCGATGGCCACATGCCTGGCACTCGATAACGGCTCGGTTTCCGCCGAGGGAGACGAGGCCGACGGTGTTGCACTTCGGGCAGGGGGTGGGGAGCTTGTCGGCCTGCCTGGTGTAGCCGAGACCTGCCCGAATGGTGCGGTGCTTGTCGACGATGGCTGTAGCAGCGGTGCCGGCCTCGGGGTAGGTGCACAGCGATTCGAAGTGGAGGGCGAGGTAGGCGAAACCCTGCAGGGCGAGGCGGTCCTGGAAGATGCCCGGGTGGTCCGCTGGTTCTTGGCCGGAGTACTCGCGCAGGCCGTCCTCGATTTGGTTCAAGAGCAGCGCGATCGACCGCGCTTCGTCGGAAGCCCACTCGGCTGGGTGGCCGAACTCTTCGCGCGTCGTTGTCCTGACGCGGACGCCTCGAATCGTGGGGGAAGGCAGGCCGAGGCGGAGGGTGGCGTAGTCGTCTGCTAGCCAGCGGATAACCTGCCCGTAGCGAATCCGGTCGTTGTCGCAGATGCCGAGGCTGGTCAGTACTGGGTTGCCCTCGCCGTCGGTGCAGCGTGGATAGGTGCATGGTCCGGTGCTCACGCGGATGGTGTCCCTTCGATGGTGCTGTCTGCTCGTGCTGCGAGCTCGCGCTGTATGGATTCGCTGGCCCAGTCCTCGGGCTTTTTGATGCCAACGTTCAGGCCGAGGTTCCGGAGTGCTGTCAGCCAGGTGAGTTGGGCCGGAGTTGCTCGACCGTTCTTGCTCTTGAGCTCCCAGATGATGAGGCGCCGGCAGACTGGGTGGACGAGGACGAGGTCAGGCCAGCCCGGATTAGACCGCCGGCTGTCATAGACGTGGAAGGTCATCCAGCCGAGTTCTTCAGCGAGCTGGACGACCTTGTCCTGCAGCTGCTGCTCGGACCAGGCGTTGCACATCTTGAGCCTGTGCTCGGCGGCGGTGAGGACGGGGAATCGGGTCATGAGCTATTGCCTCTCCTGCGGGGCCTGGATCTGTTTCGTCTGCGCTTCGACGGTTTGGAGGCAGGGTCAGGTTGAGAGGGTGGTTGGTCTGCAAGACCAGACCTCACCTCACCTACCCGTCCCGTCCCGTCCCTACCCGTCCCGGAATTTCTAGAAGTTGCACACTGCTGACCTGCTGGATCTGCTGGAATCCGCAGATTTCTGGCAGGTAGCTGTGGAGGGGGCTTCTCTTCGGCTCGTTTGCGCGGTTCTGCGCCGTTCTGAGGGCCGGTGTCGCCGTTGCCCTGCGTCTGTGGTGCTGCTGGTGCTGTCTGGCCGGGTGTTCCGTTGCCGGACGGCTGTCCTGGTGCAATGGTTCGAGCCGGAGGCCGTGGGGGCCTGTATCCGTTGCTCTGCGCCCACTCGTGACCCCTAAACCAGTCGATGGTCTTCGGGGAGTAGTACGGCTTCGGTGGTGCTGGCAGGAGCGGGTAGGCGGTGTCTGCAGCGGGGTCATCGGACCGGCCGGCATTGCAGGCGCCGCAGGCGACGACGTAGGTGTCTACCGTCGCCGTCTTCCCAGGCTCTCTGTGGTCGTACGTGCCCGCGAGGCGTCCCTTGCGCGCAAGGAAGTTCACGACCTTGCCGCAGTAGCGGCAGGCGTCACCGTCGCGGAAGCGGACCGGGATGATCAGGGCGGGATTAGAGTTGTCCGTCTTGCGCTGCCGCTCCCACTCGATTTCCTCCTTCGTCCTCATGTGGATGAACTCGGGGTCCTCCACAAGTTTGTAGACCGTGCGCTCCGCCCCGTCGGTCTCTACGCGCTGCTCCACCCAGTAGCCGGCGAACGTGGCCACGTCCGTCAGCAGGCCCACCCTCGAGGCGCCGGCCATCTGGATGGCGGTGCCTCGGGACACGACGTAGTCGGTCAGGTGAGCGGTCGACTGAAGCGCGCAGCGCATGACGAACCCGAAAACCTCATTGAGAAGGCGATCGTCGAAGTTGTCGTGCTCGAGAGCGGCGAGCGCGATGGGGTGGTTAGCGGCGGTATCGCCGGAGCGGAGCCATGGCATGGATTAGCGGTTCAGCTTTCGGTCGTGGATGGCCTGCACGAGCGCCCGGCCCTTCTGATCGGCGAGCGCAGGACTGAGGGTGGCCTGGCGCTCGCTGTCACGCTCCGCGTCCTCATGGGCGGCCACGGCGTGCGCGAGGGCGAGGGCGTCAGCGGCGGCCGCGAAGAGACGCTCGGAGGTGCTGATGCCGGTGGCGGCGAGCGCGCCGTTGGGTGTGCGGAAGGTGATCTGTCCGGGCCCGGTACCGCGTTCGGCTTGGACTTCGGGGAGGCTGTCGACGAACGCGGCATACATGCCGAGGGCTCTGCCTGGTTCGTCGACGTACTGGAATGGGTTGTTGGTTGGGGCTGGGGCTGGGTCTGCTGGTGTGGTGGTCATGATCCTGTGTCCGCCATTCGCATCTTGAGGGGGAGGGTGTTGCGCCAGCTGTCGCGAGCGCTGGTGAGTGCGGGGTTGTCTCGGGCGTCCGCGTTGCAGAACCCGATGAAGTCGCGCCCGCACTGGACGATGAGGCTGCCGAAGCCGTCTGCCGGCTCGACGCTCAAGGGTTCCTTGTAGGCCGAGGCAGCGGCCCGGAAGAGCGCGAAGTCCTTCGGCTCGAGCGACGTCCTTGGGAGGGCCGGGGCGCGCTTGCGGAGACCGGCGGCGATCGCGTGCCAGACACCTTCGACGTCGCGCCGGGACTGGTCCGGAGTGGACAGGCGGATCTCGCGGCCGCCGAAGAGGGCGCCGAGCTCGCGGATCTGCACCTGGTTGATGACCTCGGGCTTATCGTCCGGGGACATCGGGGTGGTCGTCATAACGTTGACCGTCACCTCGAGGTCCTTGATCGTCCCCGCGAACAGCCCCCGAATCGTGGCAATGTCGTCACGGTCCAGGGCGAAGCGAGACAGCTCACCCGTCGTGTCCATCAGCGCCGCCCGGGCCACTCCCGTCGTCCCGCCATTCGACGCCGTCAACATCAGGTGGTCATCGATGATCTGGACATCCACCGTCCGCATGTACTCGTCCTCCTTGCCCGACGTCGTATGCGCAACCGTCGCGGCGAGCGCCGCGAGCAGCTGCCCCGACTCGATCGTGATCTTCATGGGTCGGCTCAGAACTTCTTGCCGTGCTTGAAGCCGCGGCTGGCGTTGTAGGCGAGCTTCTCGGTGATCATGGACTCGAGGTCGATGTCGTTGGCTCCGCAAAAGTCGAGTACTCGGATCACGACGTCGGCCATTTCGGAGGGGACTCCCTCGGGCTTCTGCAGCTTGCCCTCGTTCTCCTGCTTGATGAGTCGCTCGGCCTCCGCGTAGCCAGCTTCGATTGCGAGCGAGGTTGGAATGACCAGTGGCGCGTACCAGGTCTCGTTCGCGGCCCGACCGGTGCGCAGCTCCTCGAGCGCTTCGGAAAGCTCGGAGTGCATGAGGGCGATGCGCTCAGCGTTGAGGGACAGGAGCGCCCGTCCCTCAGTTGGTTCGTCGTCGTGGAAGCCTTTGTCGGCTGACTGCTTGTAGCAGAGGGTTTGCAGTTCACTGATTCGCATGATGGTGCTCCTTCTTGATGTGGTCGGTGACCAGGGAGGCCACCGGGTGCTTCCACCCGCAGTGCGGGCAGATGTTCGGGTCTGAGCCGGTCACGTCTTCTCCCGCTTCGGCTTGCTGGTCAGGTGCAGGTACTTGCAGACCGGGCACCGGTACGAGCGCATGAACCCAGAGTGCTTGGCCATCGAGGCGTCAGCCGCGGCCTGCGTCGCGTACCGGTCCTTCCCGAGGCACTGGGTGCCCGATGTGCGGCCGTAGGACGCGTGAGCGCGGCGGCGCTTGGCACCAGCGCTCACGGGCCCGTGTCCCGCTCGTGAGCGCGCACCGGCTGCCATGTCACGTCCGGGTCCTTCCCGCGCTGCTCGCAGGCCTGGATGAAGGCGACGGCGGCGAGCGCGATCAGGGCGTAGGCGATGATGCCGACGATGATTAGGACGACGTCCGCGGCGCTCATCGGTTGAGTCGCTTCACGAGGATGAACTTCGCGCCGGGCACATGCTGGGAGGTGCGGAGCGCGGCCTGCCCCTCCCATACGTAGTGCATGGCACAGGTGGGAGATCCGGGGACGACGCGGACGATCTCGCGGTGCCGGCCCTTCGGTGCGTTGAGGGCCACGACGACGTCGCCGGGCTGCATGTCGCGAACGCGGACGTACTCGGTCGAGGCCGGTGGGGCCTCCGTGGCTGGCGCTGGCACCGGTTCAGGTGCAGGTGGTGATGGTGGTGGTGGAACGGCGGGCGCTGTTCCGCCGCCGCGCCAGAAGTCGTGCTTGGCGATCGTGTAGTGCCGGCCTGTGCTGGAGAGGTCGAACATGTAGTAGTCGACGTCGCCGGAGCGGATGGTGTTGACCAGGCGCAGGGCTGGCTTCGCGGTCAGGCCGTGGCGCTTCATAGCGCGGGCAACGCCTGCCATCAGGCGGCCCTCCCGAGCGGCGCGTCGTCGCGGCGAGCGCGGGTCAGGCGGTCGAGGATGTCGCGGCGGCGCAGTCGCATCAGGCGGGTGCGGAGGTGCTGGCGGTCCTTGTAGCCCAGCCGGAGAGCGATGTCGTCCTCGTGGACGCCGTTGTCGAGGAGGAATTCGAGGTCCTCGAGGAACGCGGCCTGGCGGGCGCGGACCTTCGGTGCGGTTGTTCGCCCGACTCCGAGGTGAGCGGTGATGATGATGTGGGCTAGGAAGAGCATCTGCATTCTCCTGTCTGCTGGTTGATGGGTCCGCCGCACGAGGTGCAGCGCTCGATCGGGACGAGTGGTGGTCTGGTGGGTCGGAGGTTGGTCATCGTGGCCTTCGGTGGTTGGTGACGGTCTGGCCGGCGGCCAACCGTTCGTGGTGGACGCGCTGCGCGGCCCAGTCCATGGCGTCGGGCTGGTGCAGCCAGGCGATGTGCTTGTCCCGGGCGTCGGCGACCTCGTCGCGGTCCGCCCAGAGGGTCACCCACCAGCGGCCGCGGATCTTCCGGACCGTCGCGCGAGGATGGGGGAGGCCCGCCGTCGCACTCAACGGGAGAGTCAGGAGCCGGGCTGGGACGGCGCCGGCGTCAGTCGTTGTCATCCGAGTACTCGTCATCGCCCTGCTCGGCGGCAGCGGCCCCGGCGGAGTCAGCTTCCTCGCGAGCCCGCCGCAACTCAGCCATCCGTGCGTCGTGCTTCTCCTTCTTCAGCCGCAGTCGCTCCATCGCTTCCTTCTCGATGTCGCTCCACTGGTAGCCGAGGACCTCGTGGAGCGTCCGCCGTGCTTGGGCCGTGTAGTCGTAGCCGTACTCGCCCGGACCCCAGTGGTCCGGCAGGAGAAGCTCCTCGCTGTCGAGGAGGGGCACCAACGCCTGAGCGATGATGAGCTGCTCGAGCGAGTACTTCTGGAGCGCCGTACCGACCTCAACAGGCTTCGAGTCCTCGGTGAGGCCGATGAGGCTGCGGGCTCCCTTGCGCTGGATGAAGTACTCGGCGGTCTTCGGGATGAGGATCTGCTTCGCCAAGCTCGTCGATGGTGCGGCGAAGAGGTCCTCGAGGAACTGGCGGCGGACGTGATTGACCACTTCGAGGCCGGCCTTGATGCGTTCGTGCTCCTCAGCTTCCGCGACCTCCTCAGCAGTCAGCTCGCGAGGTGCGGTGGCGTCGGGCAAGTCGGCGCGCAGGACCGCCCACTCGGCAGTCCCGTTCTGGGCGACGACCGCCTGGTGGCCAGCCTTCACGTGCTGCTCCGGACTGAGCTGCTCATCCTCCAGCGGCGCCGGCGCGTACTCGCCTCTCCATGGCCAGCCATCCGGCCGGGGAAGAGGCGCCACCCCCAGCCCGGTCAGCATCTTCCGCGTGCGCTGCGCTGTTGCTTCGTGCTTGCGCGCCTCGCGGAGACGACGGACCTGGTACTCCCAGTCGTAGGTCCCGGCTGCGTTCAGCAGCTTCTTCGTTGCCGCCTCGTCGTCCGTGAACTCCGCGAAGATCAGGGCCTGCTCGAGGGTGATCTGTCCGTTGTCGAGCTTCTCCGCGATCGGGTCGGAGACCTTAGAGAGCTTGATGCGGTCCTGCACCAGGCGTGGCTTGCGGCCGGTATTCTCCGCGATCAGCTTCGCGTTGTACCCGGGCAACTCGAGCAGCTGCTGGTATGCGCGAGCCTCCTCCATCGGGGTGAGGTCGTTGCGCTGCGTGTTCTCCACGACCATGAACTCGGTCTGCGCCTCAGCTGTGCTCAGGTCCTCACGGATCATGCACGGCGCGGTCCTCACCTTCGCGAGCTTCGCGGCCGCCAACCGGCGGTGGCCGCCGAGCACCATGTACTTCGTCTTCGCCGTCGGATGGGGGACGACCGTCAGAGCCTGGACGATGCCCTTGGCCTTGATCGAGGCGGCAAGGTCGTCCAGGTCGTGGAGCTCCCGGCGCACGTTGTGCGGGTGTGGCTCCAGCTTCGCGAGGGCAATGTCCTGCAGGTCACTCATGACGTTCCTTCCGATGGGGTGTTGTCGATCTGTTCTGTGGTGATGAGGGCGCAGACGAGGAGCATCACGCCGTAGTCGTGGTTCCCTCGCGCCAGCTCGTCCGCCGCGCGCTGAGCCTGCGTCTGGGCTCGCACCTCGAGGACGCGGAGGCGCTCAGCCGTCCCGGCAGCGAAGCCCGCCTCGACCGCGGCGACGGGGTCGCTCACGGCTTCCGCTCCGCTTCGAGCACGAGGCCGGCGAGCGCGATGGTGGCGATGAGGTGGCGGCCGTCGAGGGTGGGGGTGGGTGTGCCGGTGAGGGCGAGGACGAGGATGCCAAGGAGGGCGAGGACAGTCCAGGTGAGGAGTCGGCGGCGGTGGCGGACTGCTGGTGAGGTGGTGCTCATAGCGGGAGTCCTTCCTGGTCTGCGGTGGGTCGGGGTTCGGTAATGGCGAAGCCGGCGGCGACGGTGCCGTTGATGAGGATCTGGCGGGTGCCGAGGTCGATGTCGATGCGGGTCGCGGTGGTCCACTTGCTGCGGGCGTACTGGGTGAGCTGGGCCTTCAGCTCGGCGTTGTCCCGGTAGTGGAGGTGTGCGGGGTCGCGATAGGGGCGGCAGCCGGTCGGGTGGACGTATGCGACCGCGCGGCGGCGGGCGCCGCTCACCGTGGTGGCCAGACTTCGTGCTTCCGGATTGGGGTGACGGTGCCCTTCGCTATGTCCGCCGGCGTCGGGAAGCTGTTGGCGAGCGCTTCGGCTGCCTGGTCGAAGGTCGTCATCGTCGCCGCGGTGCGGGCGGCGAGCGCGGTGATGACCTGGTCAGTGGCGCGGGCGTCCGCGGCCGCGTCGAGGTCTTCGGCTTCCCGCTCGGCGAGGTCTGCGGCGTCGGCTGCGAGGTCCTCGTGGTGGTCTGCGGCGTCCGGGTCGTCGTGTGCGTGGAAGCCGTGCTCTTCGCAGTGGTACTCGTGGCCGGCGTCCTGCACCTCGACGTCGTCGAGCGCAGAGAGGGAGGTGGCGGGGTCCTGCAGCTTGCGGTCCTCCACCACGGCTGGGGGAGTAGCCGCGGCGACCTCGTCGGTGCGGTAGGCGTCGACAGCGGCGTTGATGTCCGCGAGGAGGGAGCAGCACTGGGACACGGTGTTCGCGAGGCGACGCTCGATGTGTCCGGCGGCGACGTCGGTGAAGCCGGTCTCGTCCAAGTCCTGCAGCGCGAAGACCGCTTTGTCGAGGCGCTTGATGCTGTCGTGCAGGGCGGCGACCTTCCGCCGGCGGGCGCCGGCGACCAGGACGCGGGACTTCTCCGCGAGGCGCTGCGCTTCCGGGTCCGGTCGGAACCCGTCCGTCTCCGCCGACCAGTGCGGCTTGTCGAGGCCGTGGAAGTAGAGATTAAAGGGGATCGACATCGGTGGCCGGGCCGATTCAGGCATGGGTGTAGCGGACATTGACGAATCCTTCGGGTGAGAGGTGGAGACCGAGTGGTGTGGGGCGGGCTGGGAAGCGCGGAATTCTTCACGCTTCCCAGCCGCGTGGCTCCCGCGACTGCTGGGGGATTGCCGCGGGAGAGTCTGTGTCAGCCCGTGCGCTGCGAGCGCCGGTGGGATCGCTCCGTCGCGCCGAAGACGTTCGGGCGTTCCGGTACCGCGACCAGCTCAGCCGGCGCCGGAATCTGCTTCGGGGCGGCGGGCTGCTTCATCGAGTCGATGAGCAGATCGATCTGCCTACGCGTGAAGAGGATGGCGTTCTTCGATCCACGCGAGCACTCGATCTCCTTCGCGCGGGCCTTCCTGATGATCGTGAACTCCTGGATAGCGGGAGCAAGCTCCTCCGCCACTTCCTTCGGGGTGAAGAACACCTTGGTCGTCATGCCGGCACCTTCTCTCGTTGCTTGACATTTTGTACCGCAGTGGGGGACTTAGTTTCCACGAAAAGAACGCTTGTGGGGACGTGGAGAACCCTCGAGATCCGGTCGGCGAGCAGCGGGGTGCAAGACCTCCGGCGCTCAGCGAGGAGGTGAGAGATGAATCCCTTGGAGCATCCGACGTAATCGGCCATCATGCCCATCGAGATTCGGTTCTGCACCATCAGCGCCCGCAGCGTGTCTGCGCTGTTCAGTCGCATCCAGACTCCTCTGGTCGGTCTTCTTCTGTTTTCCATAGTGTCCCCTAGTAGACGTCTAGCTGTCAATCAGTACGGTACAAACATAGGTCTACTGGTAGACGAGTGTCAACAGGGGGCGCCAGCCGCGCTAGGCCGCAGTAGCGCGGGGCGGGGGTACCTGCTCAACTATTTAGTAGACGGTTCGATAGTGTGAGCGTGTCCCGCGCTGGTAGACGGCTCGTTTTCAAGCCGCTTGCGCATCCCGAATAGGAACGATGAAGCTATGACAATGCAGTCGATCAGCGAGCTACTCAGGTCCGAGAAAGACGCCTCCGGGCTGTCCTATCGCGACCTGGTGGAGCGAGCATCGAAGGCGGGTTACAGCCTCAAGTTTCAGTACGTGAATGAGCTCGTCGTTTCTGGGCCGAAGAGTTGGCCGAAGAACCCGGACACCTTTCGGGCGCTTGCGGCCATTCTTCGGGTCAGCGAAAAGTCAGTAGTGCTGGCGTATGCAGCCAGCCTCGGGCTAGACGTCACCGACTCCACCTCGCCCTTCGCCACCAGGCTGCCGGCGGGCACCGAGAAGCTGTCACCCTCCATGCAGGACGCCCTGATCGCTGTGGTCAGAGCTGCAACTCAGGAGGAAGGTGATGGGAATGTCAGTACCGCCCCCATTACGCGAGCAGGGGAGAGCCCTGCACCAAGCGACGAGGCGACGCAAGACGACGTCGACCTCGCCGCATACGACACCGGCCGGGAGAGCCAGGGAAGACGCCTCAGGCGGCTGCAAGACGAGGCCGCCGAGGCCGGGGGCGGAGCTTGAGCCCCGTACCCGGCTTCCCTTCGATGAAGGCTAAAAAGCTACGAGGAATCCTCTGGCGCCTCGGCTACCGCGACGATCCGGAGCGTGGCGGCGGAAGCCACCTTCTGCTCAGATGCGAGGGGCGGCAGGACCTACATTGGTGGTCTCACGACAAGCACACCTTCGCCCCCCACACAGTGCGGAATATACTTGTGGTACAAGTTGGTTTGACTATTGAGGAAGCGCGGGAGGTGTTGCGAAATGGCTGACCTACATCTGATCTTCACGGACTACGAGCAGTTTGGCTACGCCGTGACCTCTCCGCAGATCCCGGGATTAGTGGCCGCCTATGACACCATGGCCGAAGCGCTGGGGCAGGTGCCAGCGCTTGAGGCACTGGTGGACAGTTCTGCGACGACCTGGCTGCACGAGCAGAAGGTTGCAAGCACGCCGGACGGCGATGAATACCTCGTGCGCTTCCTAGGCATTGATCAAGATGAAGCCGCCAAAGAGCAGCGCAATGCTTGCGTAGGGCGCATGCTCGCATCCATTGAGAGCGGAACGATCGACGACAGCTCCTGGCGGAAGCCGCAGCTCAGGACTGGGGAACGCCTCCTCGTGTGTGTAGCACCGACGGACCTGCTCGGATGGTGCCTAGACCAGCTGACAGATGACGAGGGCATGACGCTACAGATGAACCCACACACCGACATCGTCTATGGCGTTGCGATGCTCAAAGAGGGCTCGATGCCAAACGCGAAAAGCCTTGAAGAACTGGGGCTGGCCCGGGGATCAACCGTGCAGAATCTGTTCGATAAGGTGATCGCGGCCGAAGTGTCTGATCTGAAAATCAGCGTTCACGGCTAGTTTGCTGTCGCTAAATAACAGCGATGTAGTTCACCCTGCGAACCAATAAGGTCACCGGCCCTATTTAGCTTTGGTGGCATGGTCTCAACCCACCCCTGGCGCGAACTGCGCGCGATGCCCCATGTCACCGTTGAGTGGGGCGAGCTGCCCGAAGGCATACACGCCCGAACCAACGGCGTCGACCGCATTCTTATGGACAAATGGCTCCTGCAGGTCGAACGCCGGTGTGCACTGGCCCACGAGCTCCAGCACATTCGTATGGGACACCGCGGCCACCAATGCCCGCGGGTCGAGCTGGTCGTCCGAGTCATCGTCGCGCGCCGGCTCATCCCCCTCGAAGACCTCACCGCCGCCAGGCAATGGTCCGGGAACGACTTGTGGGAGATGGCCGACGAACTGTGGGTCACGCCCGAAGTCCTTCTCGACCGCCTCAACCACCTCGACGCGAAGGAACGCGACACTCTTCACTCGCTTGGCTGAAGAATGCCCAGCTTGGGACATTAAGTTGACGGTCTGTGAGATCGCCGACCGAACGACGCGGGCAGCGCAGCCCAGTGCAGCGTTGTCGGGGGATGTCCGAGCCAACGTTTGGTCTGCTGTGAAATACTCACATGCATGACGACGCATGCCGAAGACCCGCAGAACTTCCAGTTGCCTTCTCAATGGGAGATTGACCCGCGGAGTCAGCCACTGTTCGTCAATCAAGTGATGGTGCAGCCCGGTATCAACGCTCTTCCCGACGGCAGCGCGCCAGCTGGGATCTATGTGCGCTTTGGGCATGCAATGCCGCCACTTTTTCCTGACAACCCCACGCCGGAGATGATCAGCGAATTCGGTGCCATCCCTGTAACGGTGACAGGGCAGTTCTACCTGACCCTAGATATCGTGCGTAATCTGCGAGACTCGCTCGACAACATCCTGAAGGCGTTCGACCGGGCAGGGGAGGACAGCCGTGACCTCTAGGCTCGTACGCCAGGCCGGAACTATCGCCGTCCTTAGCACGGCAGCTTCCTTTGGTCAGCCCATCTACTTGCAACAGCTTCCCGAGGGGGATGCGCTTCCGGACCCGATGACCCAGTTCGAGCGGTCGTCCGCTCGCTCCAACTTTGGTCACCCTGCGTCAATCGATCTCGTTCACGTCCCAACTAGGTTCGTGCACGACCGAGTACCCATCACGGTTGCTCATGTGCCAACAGTTTCACTGGAGCTGAGGAGCACTGCTCCGTCGGGCCTACACGACACCGCCGCCGAAGAAGAGGAGTACGATTTCGGCGACCCTGCCCCGGTCGCTGTGCCCCGCGAGTGGTTTGAGGTCATGAAGCGGGCGCAGGTGGTTCAGCCGAATGTCGACGTGATGGCTGATGAAGAGCCGATGGGATGACTTCCGATCTTGAAGCTCTGCCGGTCCTCCGCCAGGGCGACGTTTGCTCTGTCGACTTCTTCCCGCACTGGGACCTGAGAAGGTCGGCATACGTAAGTGCCGGCGGCAGTACAGTAAGCGCGCAGGTTCCGGAGTTTGGGCAAACGATTCGAGCGGCGCACGACACCGATCAACGCCTAGTAATCGTCTGCTCCTACGACTGTGATTTGGAGAACCCTCGCGCCCGAAAGGGAATACTCGTTGCGCCGCTGATCCCGGTTCCGCCGACTCACTCTCAACACGGGGCAATTGCAGGGTGTGGAACGCCAGACATCAACGACGCTGGAGACCCAGTGTTTTCGTTCCTCAACTACTTTCCCGTCATCCTGCGGGACCATATAGATGGACCCGTGGAGTTAGCAGCCGCCGAGTTCAGTGCTATTACGACGCTTGGACCAGCAGTGCCGGCCATCGAGTCCCTTGTGCAGAGCAAAATATGGGAGATGACTGAGGACCAAAGAGTCGACTTCCGTACCAAATTATCCGTGTTCGTCGGTCGCCCTGAGCTGAAGGCCTAGGTCTCGATCTACCCCAGCAGATCTGCCGCACTGGCGTCCGCACCAATCGCCAGATGTCCGTAAGTGCCTACGGTGGTCGTTATGTTCTCGTGCCCCAGCCTTGCCTGGATAACGGGGAGTGGGACGCCGGCGGCGATCAGCCAGCTCGCATGAGTATGTCGGAGATCGTGCGGGGTGGGCGCTTGGTCGAAGACCGGCTCGACGTCGCGCCCGAGCAGGGCCTCCATCGCGGGCAGCCAGTAGACACGGCGGAACAAATCGTGCCGGAGAGGGTCGCCCTTGGTGTTCTGAAACACTAGGCGGTCGGGCCGGAGTCCCTCGAGCTGCTCCGTGACGGCCGGTGTCAGCGAGCGCTGTAGCGCGACGGTGCGTCGGCTCTTAGGGCTCTTGGGGCCGCTTAGCTCGTAGCCTTTCTCAATCTTTTTCCACGCCCTGGTCACGTGCACGACGTACCGTCCGTCGTCGTGCTTCCTCACGTCCCGCCGGCGTAGTGCCGTGGCCTCGCCGTACCGGAGGCCGGAGGCTGCGAAGAAGCGGACGAGGGTGGCGTATCGGGGGTCGATCGTGTCGGCCAGCACTTCGACCTGTTCCTTGCTCAGGAAGACCGGCTCTCGCGTCCGCACGGAGGACTTGGGACCACGGATGCCCTTGGCCACGTTCTCCGCGACGAGGCGGCCAGCGACGGCCGTCTCCAGCGATGCGGAGAGGAGCGCGTGGATGTTCTTCCGGGTCTTGTCCGCCACGCTCATCCCTTCGAACCAGGACAGGACCTGCGAGCGCCGGAGCCGGTCGACGGGGATGCTGCCCAGGCACGGGTCGATGTGGTTCTCAAGGAGGCGGCGATAGCGGAAGCGGGTGCCCGGTTCGATGCCCGTGATGCCGGCGATGTGGTTAGCGACGACGTCGCGCACCCGCGGCGCGGTGGAGCGGAGATCGGCGGCCGCCTCGGACGCGAGCGCGAAGGACTGGCCGTTGGCGTTGAGGAAGTTCTTCAGCATCTCCGCGGCGGAGGGATCATCGAAGGACTGCGAGCGCTGCATTCGCGTCTCGGGGTCGCGCCACAGGACCTGGTGACGGGTCGATCCATCGGACCGGGTCTGGTGTTTGATGCTGGCCAT